TGGAATAGCCAGCGGGAAGGATTTCTTGACTCTTTGAAGTACATGAAGGGACGTCAACAAGGCCAAATCAAAAGCTTAAAGACACCCTGGGATAAGTTTAATGACGCAACAACAAGTGGTTTAGAGTGGAACTCAATGACGGTTATAGGCGGAAGACCGGCAAGTGGGAAAACTCTTATTAAAGATCAAATAGTACGTGAAGCTTTTGTCTTGAATAAAGGCGAAAACTTTAGAGTACTGGAATTTCAGTTTGAGATGATAGCACGTACTTCGGCTATCCGTGAATACTCCAGCGTACTTGGTAAACCTTATAAGTACTTATGCAGTGCTGCCGGGACAATTACCGATGATGATCTTCAAAAGTGTTATGATTACGCAAAAGAAAGAGTACAATACCCTATAGATATCGTAGAGGATCCTTGTACAGTTAATGAGTTCAAAGAAATCATTAAGGACTACATGGAATACTATGCTGAATCTGATGAAGATGGGGAAAAAGTATTCACAAAAACAATTGTAACGCTAGACCACTCGCTCTTACTCAAGAAGGCACCCTTTGAGAAAGACAAATATGACACGTTGTATAATTTAGGTGAGGCGCTAACGGAACTTAAACGTAAGTATCCAATAGCGTTTATTATCTTAAGTCAGCTTAATAGGAATATTGATAATCCTGAGCGTAGTGAAGACGGCAAGTATGGTAATTACATACTAGAGTCTGATCTATTTGGAGCTGACGCTTTATTACAGCATGCAGACACATTAGTAGGGATCAACAGGCCTGGGAAACAAAAGATACGCTTATATGGTCCCGATAGATTTATTATCGAGGATGATAAGATTCTTGTAATGCATTTTATCAAGTGCCGTAATGGCGATGCTAGAATGAGTTTCTTTAAAGCCGAGTTTGAAAAAATGAAGATAGTTGAAATCGCTACTCCGCCACAACAAGAAAGAAAAATTAAATTCTAAGTAACATGTCAATAAGTACAACACAAAAAGCAGACAATGTAAAGGATAAGCTTCAAGACCTTAGACAGTATCATCAACCAACTTTTGATGCACTAGGTATTCCAGATGCACTTTACATCCCTAAGTTAATTTATCGCCCGCAAGGTAAAGATGAAATGCATTTCAGCATGTTTGTCGGCGAGCTTCGCAAAGAACAAGATGTTTATACCGAAGCTGTAAGCCAGGCTAAAGATCCTGAAGATATTAATCGCACCTTGTATGTTTGGCGTTATAATCCACACTGGTTAGAAGAATATGATACCACCGAGCCTATGGCTAATGGTCAAGTAAGATATCTTATTCCAGCTGCTGAATTAGTTAAAGTTAACGTACCTGGTAAAGAAGATAAGAAAACTATTTCTACTAAAGGTAAATCTCCTGCAGCTCCATTAACTATGGACTTTGATGAGATCTTAGATCCTAATAGTGACGCACCATTTGACCAATTAACAATTCGTGATTTGGCCGCATTGCTATTGAAGAAGCCTGTAAGTAACAAGAAATGGTTGAATGATTTATTAAAATAACATGGAAATTAAATTGCCCCTAGAAAAAGTTAAGGCTGTATCACAAAGCCCAAGTAACTTGATTATCTTTTCAAAGCCTAAGACTGGTAAAACAACCTTGTTTGCTAACTTAGAGAATTGCCTTATTCTGGATTTAGAAAATGGTGCCGATTATATTGACGCTATTAAGATTAAAGCAAGTTCTGTTGAAGAAATCAAGCATATTGGTAAAGCAATTAAAGATGCTGGTAATCCCTACCAATATGTTGCTGTAGATACTATTACAGCATTAGAGGAGATGTGTGTTCCTTACGCCGAAGAACTTTATTCTAGAACACCTATGGGTAAAAACTGGTTCACATCAGGTAAAGCACAATACGGTACTATTCTTAGTTTACCAAACGGTGCTGGTTATCCATATCTTAGAGAGGCATTCACAAAGGTAGTTGATTATATCAAAACCTGGGCTCCTAGAACTATATTAGTAGGGCACGTGAAAGACACGCTTCTTGAGAAAAACGGTTCCGAGTTTAACTCTTTAGACTTGGACTTAACCGGTAAATTAAAGAGAATCTCTTGTTCTAACTCAGATGCAATTGGCTACTTATATCGTAAAGGCAAAACTAATATCTTAAGTTTTAAAACTTCTGATGAGATTGCATGCGGTGCAAGACCTGAGCATTTGCGCAACCAAGAATTTGTTGTATCTGAATTAACAGAAGACAATAAGATAACAGTAGATTGGAGTAAAATTTATATTGATTAACCCTAAGTAAAATGATAAGTACAAAAGATGTAATTGGTACTACTGGTGGATCCAGTGTACCTAAAGTAATTCAACCAGGTAACGCAGAATGCACAGTGTTGAATATTAAGTTAGAACCAGCTCGCTTTAAAGAAGGTGGTTATGATATTATTCTTAATGTAGAAGGTCCAGACATGGGCGAAGGCTTTGATGGCTTCTGGATTAACAAAGATGATGAGTCTTTGGGCCGTCATAAAGGTCAAGTAGGTCGCATCCGTGCTACTGAATATCCTTATGCTGATGGTACAACTAAGAGTGGTGTTCAAGTTAGCCGCGATAAAGAGTTGTTACGCTTCTTACAAACATTTTGTAAAGAAACTCATAGCTTAGGATGGTTTGCTGAGCAAGATAACAAGCACGAGACTATTGAGTCTTTGTTTGAAGCTTTGAATAATGATAAGCCTTTTGCAGGTAAAGTTATTCGAGTTTGTGTTGCAGGTAAAGAGTATGTAAACCGTGAAGGTTATACCAACTATGATCTGTATTTACCTAAATATAATCGTGGACAAGTTCCATTTGAGACTATTGAGGTAGAAGAAGATAAGAGTAAAGTTATTGCTTTTGATGAGCAAATCCACGTTAAGAAACGTAAAGTAGAAAACGTGAGTTCATTTGGCGATGATGCACCAGCTGCACCAAAGTCAAGCGGTGACTTTGAACTTTAATTTTTAACTGAATACAAGGGGGAGTGTAATGCTCCCCTTTTTATTCTAAAACTTATAACATGATTAGTACAAAACTACAAGCACTTAGTGCTAATGATATTCCAAGCTATTGGGTGTTTGAACATTATTGCAAGTTAGATACTAAACTTGTTGGTCAAGATGTAAAAATAACTTCGCCGTTTAATCCTGGTGAGAAGAATCCTAGCTTTTGTATATATGTAAGAGGTAACCGATATTTCTTTAAAGATTTCTCTACTGATAACGGTGGTAATCATATTGAGTTTATCAAGCTCATGCATAAATGTGAAAGTGATAAGGCAGTAGCAATTATGCTAGACGACTATAACAAATTCATGCTTACTAATGAGGATGATAGATATATAAAGTCTGAAGGTAGATATGAAGTTACAAGCTATGAGGAAAGAGGTTGGACAAATCTTGATGCTGCATACTGGACTCAATTTAAAATTGATTCTAATGTTTTAAAGCATTATGATGTAAGACCTTTAAATTCTTACGCAATGGAGAAAGAAAACTGTAGAGACATAAGCATTAAGCATGCATACATCTATGGTTATTTTAGAAGCGACGGCGAGCTATATAAAATATATCAGCCTAAATCTAAAGATAATAAGTTTCTTAAAGTAAGAAGTTATATCCAAGGCACTGACCAGTTAAAGTTTGATAAACCAAATCTTATTATTGCAAGTTCTCTTAAAGATATAATGACGTTATCCAAGTTTGGATATAATGCTGAGTATGTTGCACCAGATAGTGAGAATACAATTATTCCTAGCGGATCTATTGCAATGTATAAAGATCGTTATAAAGCATTATGTACTTTATTTGATTTTGATGAGGCCGGTATAAGATCCGGTGAAAAGTATAAAAAATTATATGGAATAGAATCCGTTATACTACCTATGTCTAAAGATATATCTGACTCAGTAAGAGATCATGGTGTAGATAAGGTGCATGAGAATCTATTCCCTTTATTAAAAGAAGCATTAAAAAAATAAAATTATGTCATCAACATTAACACAATATCCTATAGAAGAGGGTGTAACATATGAAAGATCCCTTACAAGACATGAGCGT